CACAGACGGGCATACTTGGGAGCCGATTAATATTGACCATCTGTAAACTACTAACCCATGCCCATCCAATCAATAATCCGCAAGGCCATAACAGACCATCTTGTGAACCATGTCAACGTAGGCGACGACAAACGATGTCGGATTGATATACTATGTGAACAGGCGGAGAAGGAGATAATGAAGGAAATGCAAATAATGATTCCAATGGATTCAACGCAGTCCGAAATTTTAGACAGAGCATTTGAGAAGTCATTAATAAGTGAGCCAACAAGGCCGAATAGAAAGTGATTAAATTATAACACCATGCACCCAATATCCGACAAATACGGCACATACTTTTACTTGAAAAAAAATAAACAAAAATAACATTTATGCCATTCCCTAAGATTACCATTTTAATACGCCACAAAGAAGGGCGTGAGAAGAAATTGCAGTTTTGTATAATGTCTATACTTAGGCAGAGATACCCATATTTGGATGTTATAATTAGCAAGGAAGGCGCGGACGTTGACTATGACATTTCGGACGAATTTGGCATACAGATGAAGATACGCACTATACAAGTTATCAGAAAAAGCAATAGTTTGTATTTTTATAATTTGTTTTGTAATGAATTAATGAAAAGCGTAACCGATGGGTGGTTTTTCTTTTTAGATGATGATGATTTTTTGATGGAGGGCGCACTAATAGATATGGCAAAGCACCTAATTAACCCACAAGAAGCGGTTATATGCCAATTCCTTAGAGGCGGGAAGAAGAAACCATCAAACGAAATGATTAACAACAAAGAAATCGTTTGCGGCCAAATCGGTATGCCTTGTATTTTCCTTCATTCTATAAATAAAGAAATTGCTACTTTTGATGATACGGCCACCGCCGACTATTCATTCATAAAACAAATTTCAAACTTAATGCCGACTAAGTTTGTGTCTATACCCGTTGTAATGAGTATGAAACGGGCGCATGGCAAGTAACATTAAAAACACATAAAACATGGAACTAATAAATTTCAAAGGGAACGATTACCCTAAATTACAATCAGAAGGGTTTGCTTCTCAATACGCATTTCCTTTTGCAAGAAAGATACTTAGCGGGTTGGGCGTTGATGTTGGGTGCATGAAGCGGGAGTGGGCGTTTGAGGGGGCGATACCCGTTGATATTGATTTTGACAATGGCTACCATGCGGCACATTTGCCCGAAGGATTATTCAACTACATATTCAGTTCTCATTGTTTAGAACACCTCCCGATTTGGGTTGATATATTGAGGTATTGGCACTCTAAACTATATGAAGGAGGAACGCTATTTCTTTATTTGCCGAATATGGACTATCAAGTGTATTGGCGATGTTGGCACAATAGAAAGCACTTCGCCCACCTCAACCCATCAATACTAAAAATGTATTTTGAAGATAATCAAGATATGTGGAATGTTTCATTTGTAACAGAAGGGTATGACCTTAATGGTAGCTTCTATGCCGTTGCAACAAAAAAATAAAAAATATGACCGCACTTATTATTACGACATACAACCGCCCCGAATACCTATCTAAGTGTTTTGAAAGTTTGCGCAAGATGGATATTTATGGTGTGCCTCTTTTGGTTATTATTTCAGATGATTGTTCAAATGATGTAGAAACAATAAGATTGATTAGTTCATTTTCGTTGCAGAATATTAGGATTATACGACATCGGGCGAAGTCGAATAGTGGCATCAAAGAGAGTTTATTATTTGCGGCTTCATTGGCCTTTTCAAGATATAACTGCAAGTATGTTATTAACCTTGATGGAGATGCAGTAGTAAAGCCAAATTTCATAAAAAGATTATTGGCATTGAAGCGGGCGTTCCCACTATACATCATAGGAGGCTTTAACTCCATGAACCGCAACAAGGATAATACACTACGAAACCCAATTATTGAAGAAGGCGAAAATTACTATCTTAAAAAATACATCAATGGTATAAATATGCTTTTTGATGAAAACGATTTTAAGAAAATAATCAAACCCGCCCTTGAATCATTTGGTAATTGGGATTTTAATACACACAACTATTCTAAATCATTTATAATAGCAAAGCCTTCTTTAGTAGAACATATAGGCATCAATAGTTCAATGGGCCACCACGACAATCCCGATGTGGCATACGATTTTAGCGAAAAATTAAAATTGCCAAATGTTACATTATTTGGGATTGATGCGCACGACCCGCAAGGGATTATAAGAGCCTTTAAAATATCAACGCAACAAATTGAATTTGGCGATGTAAAAATTATAACAGAACGATTATTTCAAGGCAGAGAAGGTTATAGTAAATTCTGCATCAAGGAAATGTACAAGTACGTTCAGACAAGTCATGTTTTAATCATACACCCCGATGGATACCCTCAAAATGTAAATGCGTGGGATGATGATTTTTTAAATTACGATTACATAGGCGCAACGTGGTCATACAAGGATAACATGAATGTAGGCAATGGAGGATTTTCATTAAGAAGCAAAAAACTACTTGATATTTTAAAGAATTTAAACCTAAGAGAATACCACCCCGAAGATGATATTATTTGTAGGTCATTGCGCCCGACACTTGAATCAATGGGTATTGTATTTGCCCCCGAAGAAGTAGCCAATAGATTTAGTATTGAGGGTTATGGTGCAAAATGCTTTATTGATTCAAGGGGCATACCCGCAAATAAGTATTCAGGGCAATTTGGCTTTCATGGATATTCCGTAATAGGGTTGCCACAGCCGCCGCTTCAAAAAGTAAAAACCAAAAAAAATAAATGAATGCTTTAATATCACAACCATTTGGATTAGGAGATGTAATTTTTACACAACAACTTATAAATGATATTGTGATTCGGTCGGGCTATGAATCTGTAATTTGGCCCGTTGAAGCGCATTTTATAGAAGGCTTAAAACGAGCATATCCAAATATTGAATGGATACCCTTATCGCCCGATATACAAAAATACATTTCCGTTATGAAAAAATGCGTAATTGACGATTACGCTATCATACCTATTCGATTTGCAAATACAATGCTTCATGTGCCTTATTCAAGATGCATGAGGGCAAAGTATGACCTATACAAACTTGATTGGCAAACATGGCGAAATGCATCATTTCAAAGAACGCCCGAAAAAGAAAATGCATTGATTGAATTTTTAGGTATTGATATGGGCCGACCGTACCACCTAATAAACAAAAGGTTTAGGACAAACGAATCAGGCATTGCGCCAATACCAAACGACACATCAATGAAAAACATTGAAATGACAAATATCAATGGATTTAGTATGTTCGATTGGTCTAAAATAATCGAAAACGCCGCACACATATCAACGGTCGGAACGTCACTTAACTACTTAATAGAACTCCTAAATTTAAAGGCATCTTACATTACACTATACAAACGTATGCCCGATGAACCCCACTACAAAAACTACGATTATATTCTAACAAAGCATAAATACATTTTTACTTAAAAATATTTTTTGCTAATCTGTTGTTTTTTTAAACTTTTAAATTCATACATTTGTGATGTCCCCACGAAAAATGAATACACTTAATTTCACAAAACTATATAAATACCAACTGGGAGGTCGGCATATCTGTTACGCATCTGCATAGCATTTTTTGTTGGGGACACCTCCCATTTGGTATATTTTTTTTCTTATGGATAAGAGAACTTTTGCCGATTTGTGCAAAATTGAGCCTCAATTATTGTCATTTGAGCCAATCCCATACGATATTGATGATTCCGAATTTGATAAAATCTACGAATCACTAAAAAACCGCCTTTACCCGATTGTTGGGTGTGAGGCGAAGAACAAAGAGTTGCGAAATAGCGAATCTTGGGATATAGCTATTAAGTATCTTGTTTATGGACATGATTTTTAACCTTTTAAACATTAAATGATGGATATATATAAGCTAAATAGAGCGTTTTGGGATTTTTCATTTGCGAACCAAACTAAAGATGCAAAACATTTAAGAGATTACTTAAACAAGTGTTTAGAAAATGAATAGTTACAAATTATCAAGATTATTTTTTGATTGGTCGTTTAATAACCCTTCAAAAATTACATTAGAAGATGTATATAAAAGTAAATCATTGCCATTAAAAGATTATTCCAATGGCGGGTTTTATCTTATAGATACCGAATTTGGTTTATATATAGGTAAATCAATTGACTATATGTTTAGACTGAAAACGCATTTACGAAAATCAACTAATAAAATATTAATTGATAGAGTTTTAAACAACTGCAATAGTATAGATGTGTATTTATTGTTAAAATATAGTGATGTAAATGTAAATTTTTATACAAGAAAATTAGAAACAATTATAGAGCAAACATTTATATCAATAGCAAGTAAACATAATTATAATTTATTAAACGATAGAATATATGGACATTTACAAATTGTATAGAAACTTATGGGATTTTGCGTTTGCAAACCCTGAAAAATTAAAACCAAACGATATTGCAATATATTCACTTGCCATAGAGCATTGCAATAGGTTGGGGTGGAAGAAAAAGTTTGGATTCCCTACATCAATGGTAATGGAAGCTACTGGCATAAAAAGCTATTCTGTTTACAAGAAACATTTTGATAATTTAATTGAAAATAATTTTATTGAAATAATACAATATTCTAAAAATCAATATAGTTCTAATATTATTGCTTTGAAAGAAAATTACAAAGCAAATGACAAAGCATTAGACAAAGCATTGACGAAGCACAGTACAAAGCACTATACAAAGCAAGGTGAAAGCACAGTACAAAGCACAGTACAAAGCATTGATAGTATAGATAAACAAGTATACAATTCTACAAATTTACAAATTTACCAATTTACAAATTTACAGGGCGAAGGCAAAAAAAATGAAAATGAAGAAGTCGGCGAAAGCACTTTGAAAATCTTGATGGTTTCGTTAGACTTTGCAAAGGCAAAACTTTGGAATGAACGCAAAAAAATAGCGGCAGGGGAATACAAAACCATTGAAATTGCGGGGTTTAACCACATTTTCGAGTACGATGGATGGGTGGTAAAAACCGTTTCTTTCGGAAAATATTTGACGAATTGGTGCAAGTCCGAAAATATGCCAAAACCAATTTGGCAATTATTTGCCGTTTTTTGCGACTTAAATGAAAAAGATAACTATACCCACATAGAGGATGGAGATAGGGCAAATTTCAGCCTCCTATACGCCAAATTTGAGCATTTATTCACCGACATACTACCAAAAAATGAGTTATAAGCAAAAATTAGAGAATTTAGGGATAATTTTGAGGCGTTCAAACGGTCAAACTAAGACCACCTGCCCGAAGTGTTCCTCAACCCGAAAAAATAAAAAAGAATTTTGCCTTTCTGTTGATATTGACAAAGGGGTTTTCAAATGCCATAATTGCGATTGGAAGGGGAATGTTGCCGCCTACGAATCGAAAAACAATTATCGGAAACTTGACAAAAATCTTTTTTTGAAGGATGCCAAGATTACCGATAGCCGAAAATATTTGAATGGTCGGGGGCTATCCGACCAAACGATTGATGTTTTTATGCTTTTTGAAAAAGTGTTAAAATTCCCGCCAAAAGGTGAAAATGAAAAATGGCAAGAAAAAAAATGTATAGCGTTTCCTTACTTTCGTGGGACGGAGTTAATCAATGTTCAGTATCGGTCAAGGGATAAAGATTTTCGATTGGAGAAAGATGCCGAATTGATTTTTTACAACATCAACTCATTGTCGGGCGCAAGAAAAGCCATAATAACAGAAGGTCAAATTGATGCCATGTCTGCCTTTGAGGTTGGATTTGGCGATAAAAGAAACGAAGAAAAGCTAAATACCCTAATCAACGAAAAGGCCGAAGAAATCAGAAAGCAATACGAAGAAGAAAACGAATACAACAAAAAGCAAAAGAAAAGCGGTCATAGTGCCGAAGAACTAAAAAACATTGACGAAGATGTTATTGAGTTTACGCCTGAAATGGATTCGTTAAGTTTTTTAAGCGGGTGGGGTGTTGTGTCTGTGCCAAATGGGGCAAGTGAAAATTTAGACTTTTTAGATAATTGTGCCGAATCGTTTTTTGGGATTGATGAAATCATCATTGCCACCGATGGAGATGAAAAAGGGATTATGATGCGAGAAGCGTTAATCACAAGATTTGGGGCTGAAAGATGCAAGTACATAGATTGGGATTTTGAAAATTCAGGGATTAAAGATTTTAATGATGCCTTGACAAAGCGGGGGAAAGATTACATCATAGAACTTGTTAAAAACGCAAAAGGAATACCCATTAGCGGCATACACTACCTACACGATATTGCCGATGATATGTGGAAGTCGTATTGGCACAAAACACGTCAAGGAAGCAGTACAGGGTTTAAAGAATTTGATGATTACTTTGTTTGGAAAAAAGGAGAAATAAATATTTTTCATGGATACGCCCACATGGGGAAGACAACAATGGCTAATCAGTTGTTTATTGCAAAAAGCGTTGTTGATGGATGGAAGTGGGCTGTTTTTTGCCCTGAAAACTATCCTGCAACAACTTATTACAACGGGCTAATTATGTCTTTTATTGGGAAGGAAATTCACCCAAAAAATGAAGCGTACAAAATGAAACCACAAGAGTATGAGGCGGGGATGAACTTTATCAATGACCACTTTTATTTCATATACCCTGATGAACTTCACGACATTGAAACAATACATGAAAAGTTCAAATATTTAATTTTAAAAAAGGGGGTTCATGGCGTTATCATTGACCCACTTAACCAACTTGATAAAACGCAAAAAGCATTTCAACGTGACGACCAATACCTATCAGATTTGTATATGAACATTAAGCGGTTTGCCTTGTCACATCAAGTTTGTTATAATGTTATTGCGCACCCAAATTCGCCAAGAGAGAAGAACCCATTGCCTGTTCCTACTGCATACGATTTGTGGGGCGGGGCGATGAACTTCAATAAAGCAGATAACATACTTTGTATTCACCGAGAAAACTTACAAGAGCCATTTACGCAAGTTCACATACAAAAAAATAAAGTTGTTGATACAGGAGGCTCATTAGCAGGAACTCATTTTGTCGGGAGGTATCTTTGGCAAGAAAAGAGGGTTTACTTTCAAGAGCAAAACCCAATAACAGACTATTGGGCCGAAAGAACAAAAAGAGAAAACGGAGAATATAGTAGTGAGTTTAAATTTACAGAATACAACAACGACCCCGAAAACGAAATACCACCTTTCTAATGGAACAAAAAGAACAAACACAACACGCTATTGTCAAAGCCAAGAAAACGGGCGAATTATACCTGTATCATGGCGATGGCAAATTTGAAAATATAACAACGGGCGTAAAGGGTATCATCAAAGAAGAAGATGCTAAGAAATTCTTTGTTATCCCTGTTATTATAAACAAGTTTGCCGAAGATAACCCAATATTTGTTTCTCTTATTCGGGCGGCGGGCCTATCGCAAGAAATTTAATTACTATTTTGTATTTTTAAAACTATTTCTTATTTTTGCTGAACAAAACAAAGATATATGACAGAAACAAAACTATCATTAGAAGGGATTGATGCGATAAAGTCTTACAAGAATATTACAACCAAAATTGCAGCCGAAATGGGCAAAGCAACAGCAACTATTGACCGTTGGCTAAACCGCGAAAACCCGCAATACTACAAAATCACACACCCCGATTTTATAGAAATAGTACATAGGCTTACTTGTAATGAACTTGATTTAAATGATTACATCTCAAAAAAGTAAAAAATTATTTAAAAAAATACACCAATTTAATGCATAGCGAAATAGACATTGTAATTCCTTTGGGTAAGGGCAGTTTTTGGGGCGACAACGAAGAATTACGTCATTGCCTTAGAGGTGTAGAGATGTATTTATCGGGAGTGCGCAATGTGGTAATAGTAGGAGAATTGCCAAAATGGATTACGAATGTAATACACATTACCGCCACAGATGATAAGGGCGTAGCGTGGCGCGACCGAAACATATATCGGAAAATAGTTTTAGCAGTAAATGATGAAAGAGTATCAGACGATTTTTTGTTTATGAACGATGACCACTTTCTTACAAAATCATTTCATGCCGCGACATTCCCATATTATTACCGAGAGTATGATATGATTGAAACAATAAACAAAATGTTTAAGAACATATCGTGGCGCACCGTAGTATCAAACACAAGAAACTTTCTTTTAAAAAATAACTACGATGTAAAAATGTTTGATACGCATTGCCCGATTGTTTACAATAGGTGGCGTTTTGGCGCATTGCAAAAAGCGGATTGGGATATACCACATGGATACGGCATAAAGTCGCTATACGCAAATATGAACCACATAGAAGGCATCTACCAACCCGACAACAAAATATTTAGTTCAGAAGATAATCACAAAAGAATAATGGGCAAAATAAACAGATACCCATTCTTCTCAACAGACTTCATATCGCCGCCACACCAAAAGGCACAAAGAGAAATTATACAATCCATCTACTCTAAAAAATCAAAATACGAAAAGTAAACGTATATTTACACTCCCCTTTGGCGAGAAGGCGTGACGCAAAAAATCCCCGACTAAATTTGGGGATTTTTTTGGAGGATTAACCCTACATTGTAGGCCATAATGCGGGTTAATGTAGGGTATTTCGGACGCTGAATAGACGCAGGGTATTGCGTGTATTTGGGAGTTATAACCAATGCTAAAGAATCGACATCCTAAGTTCATCGTCTTTACTTTCTGAACCCTCGACATAGATTATTATTTCAGTGCTACTGCAAAGCAATTTGAAAGAATAAGTTTGATGCTTTTTTTTCATCGCTTTAACCCATTTAACCATTTTCCAATACTTTCTATTAAATATCATTTGTATAGTTTTTACTTGTTTTTTTTATATGTTTTTTTAACTTGTATAGGTTTTGGCACTTTTCTTTACATATCAAAAGCATTGGTTATAACAGCACATACACGCTATTTTCCTCCCTTAATCCAACGCTCACAGCGTGTATCTGCAAACCGTTATGTACAAGTGGGGGTTGCCAGCTTCTCCAAGCCTAATGCGTTTTTAGTTTAAAGTCGGTATCCGTCACAACCGATTGCAGTTAATTACCCCCACCTGATACATAACAGCAAATATAAGAAATGGGGCGGGCTGCAAATGAACTTGGATACCACCCAAGAGCGTTACTTGTTCGTCAACTTTCACGGATTGCGTGTGACATTCCCCACTTCTCATATTTGCATTGCGTTATGTGCAACCTTATAGAAACTCCTCAACCTTGTGAGTGTCTAAGCCAGTATAAGTGTGTATTAGTTTTCGTAAAGCTAACCCGCAACTCTCTGCCATTTTCATTCTATCCTCAACCTGCATTCCATCGTAATCTTGATTATCAAACATTTTGTCCATTAAGGCGGTTTGGAAAATAATAGTTGCGTTCATGAAATCCCTGTTGGAATAATTCGGTTTGTTTTCATTCCCTTTTGCTTCTGCATTTTGGGTTATCAAGTCGTTTGCTATTGCTTCAAGTTCTTTTTTGTAACTTCTCATTTTATTTTGATTTGTGAAGAAGGTCAGCCGCTAACAAGGGCATACAATATGGCGGCTGACGTGCTTCGGTTAAAAATTTTTACTTAATCAAATTCATCATCACCCCTACAAACTCACTCACCGTCAACTCACTTATCTTTCGGTTATCGGTTTTTATGTCAACAGGTGCGCACATTGTCTGGTTATAGGCTTCAATGGCTTTGAGCCAATTAGCCCGATTCCGCTTTACGTCATCAATGTGGATGGATACTTCGCCTACGATCCGTTTTGCTTCGATTACGTTTGTAGATAATAACCGCTTCATTTCGCGGGTTAATCTATCTGCCATTCCTGTGACGCTTATGCCTTGACTTATGGCGAATTGCTTTTGGCTCAGTCCGCTTTCGAGGAATTGTTTTAGGTTGTTGAAGTGCATGGTATACTATTTATTAGTCCTTACTAAATTACCTGCCTTATCCCGCTTCACATAGCCGGCATTAATCGTGTAATCAATACACAAATCCTCAATGATGTGTTTAGGATACTTGTTCCCGTTTGGCTTCTCTTTCAATCCGATTATCTCAAGGGCTTGCAATACGGGATAAGGGATGTCTATGTTTTTGCGTTGTGTTTCTGTTTCTTGCATGGTTATTTGTTTTTGTTTAGAATAATGTTATATTTTTTGCTGCCTGCTTGAATCGCTTATCAGCAGCCTGTAGATTTAGTTTTGCTTGTTTAAAATAGCTATCTTTTAGTTCTATCCCTATTGCTTTTCTGCCCATAGAAACAGGGCTATAAACCTCACTACCAACTCCCATAAATGGCGTTAAAACTACTTCATTCGGGTTTGAATATAATTCAACAAGTCGGTCTATTACATCTAATTGCAATGGGTGTACATGCTTTTCGTCATCTTCTTCTTTTGAATCCCTAAACGGCAAAACATTATCTATCCGGATGTCATCCCAAACACTTGAGGCATAACGCTGCCAAATATAGTGATTTAGTTTTGTGACATTATCATCTTCGTTTACTTTGTTCAAGTGTTCCCATAATTCAGATTCTGTTAAGTCTGAATTATTTGCGTTATTCCATGCTCGCAAAATGTTTGGCAAAATCGGGATTTCACCGGCATAATGATTGATTCCGTATGGATGGGTTACGGGTACTTCGTTTTCTCCTTTTTTAGTGAATATCAAAACATAATCAGGCATAGCGGTAAAACATTTAGTACTATCTTCAACAATAAACTTATGCATCAAACTTTGCACCATAGTACGCATACGAACTTTTAAAGGCTCCTTCCATATCGTAATCCTGTTACGATATTCAAACCCGTATTTCTGATGTATTCTGATTATTTCATTTGGGAAATCCCATAATCTACAAGTATTGTCAAAAACATCTGTACAATGAACAGCGGTTATTCTACCTTTTTTTGTAACTCTGGCTATTTCAGCTACCAAAAATTCATACTGCTCTAAAAACTGCTCTTTCGATTCACAATTACTAAAATCAAATTCACTACTTGAGTAATTGTACAACCCAGCAAAAGGAGGGCTATATATTGACAGGTCAATACTTTCTGATTCAATTGATGGCAATACTAACATGCAATCGCTATTGTATAGCGCATAATTGTCTGTTACGATTTGGTCTTTTACTTTTTGTTCCATTTTAAATAAATTTTGGTTTTATAATTTCTTTATCAAATTCCTTTGTCTTGTGACTAAATGATCTATTTACATTAGCCGTTAAATTTTTATGCAGTTCAATAGCCTTTTGTGTTTTCTGTTCCAATGCCTCTAATACCCTTGTTTGCCCATCAGAAATAACCATGTCAATAGTTACATCGTTTTTCTGACCAAACCTCCAAAACCTTCTTATAGCCTGATAGTATTGTTCATAACTCCATGTAGGGAAAAATACAGAATGATTGCAATGCTGCCAATTCAAACCCATAGAGGTCATCTTGGCCTTGGTAATTAGCCTTTTAATTTCACCATTTGCAAACGCTAAAAGTATTTCCTCCTTTTTATCTATGCTTTGGCTCCCAATTATTTCAACAGCCTCACTATCTGCATATTTTAACAGGCTGCTTTCGTTGTTAGTGTTGCACCAATATACAGACGTTCTGCCTTTAGCTAATTCAATAGCTTTTTCACAACGTTTTTCTTCTGTTTGCTTTTGTTCATGCCTAACCTCGGTCATTGATTTTGCAATTGGGGTAAACATTTTTATTTGCCCGTTTACATCAATCAAAGATTGGTTTTCTACTACATGCCTATTTACAATCAATTCTGGTAAATTATAGCGCTCATTACTAAACCCTAAATCACTTGGCATCTTAGCCATTATTGACCATTGATTAACCCACGCAAAAAAGTCTTTTTCTGCATGTGGTTTCAAATAAAACTTTTCGCCTATATTCCGGTTATTACTATCAACGCTATTCTGATTATTCTTAAAAAACTTACCTAACATATCCATGTAGCCCATATATCCTAACGCCTCCGAACTTGTGCCTAATTCGATAAAATCGTTTGGACTTGGGGTTGCTGTTGATAAATAACGATAAGGTATTTTCTTTACAAAAGAAGTCACTTCTTGTTTTATTTTACCGTCAAAGTTTTTTAATATACTGCTTTCGTCTAATACAACCCCTTCAAAGTCTGATTCATTGAAATAGTGCAATCGTTCATAATTGCAGACTACTATTTTCTTTGTGTGCTTCCCATCTTTTGAGTACTCTATGTCATCTATTCCTAATTTTTCGGCCTCTAAAATAAATTGAAAAGCAACGGCCAAAGGAGTTAGTATAAGTACTTTTTTATTAGTATGGTTTACAATATTTTTAGCTAATGAGATTTGTACTAATGTTTTTCCTAAGCCGGTATCTAAAAAAACAGCACAACGGCCTTTCTTTATTGCTTTCTCAATTACAAACTTTTGAAAATCAAATGCAATATCAGGGATATAATTTGCATCAAAACCAAAATTGCCTATGGTGTGCCTTTTCTGTTGTAAAAATTTTAAATAATCATTCATATATTGGGGTTTTATTTATTTCATGCAAATATACACCATGTTTTCAATATACACAATAATAAATATATTTAACAATTCATTAACAATATAGTTGAACTACGAATATATACACGATATATCTTTGCTATCACAAACAACAAAAAGAAAAGATCATGAAAAATTTAGCAATCAACCCAGAGTTAGTAAGTGATAATAACACTTTCGCATTCAAACCTGTTCCTTCTATGTACAACGGTTTTTTTGATGTTTACTATAAAGGTCAAAGAATAGCAATATTGAACGGGTTATCAGCACCTTTGCAATGGACTGCAAAAAACGGATCAAACATCCCGGTAAAAGTAATCGACCAATTAGAGCGCATGGCATCAAGATTAATCCAAATTACTTACAACAAAAACAACAAGAACTAACCACAGGGCAAAACGCCCTTTCATTCATTAATCACAAACAATAAAAACCCCAATAACATGAACTTTCAATTTCAAGACAAACAAGTATCAGTAAGATTTGCGGACTCTTTGCCATCCGGCTATGGCCACAAAAAAATAAAGGTCGAATTAGAGTGCGAAGGCGAATCAGAATCATTCACAGCAACTACCAACTTCATGCCCGGATACGATGCGGCTAATGAATTGGACGGGCAAGACAGATACGACGCCCTTTACGATTTAATCGATTCTCAAATCGAAGGCGAAGTGATAGAGTGGCTAACTCAAACTTTTTCTAATTAATTAATTTCTAAAACCCCAATAACATGAGAATTCAAACATCATTCCAGAAATTCAGACCACTTAAACAAGGCGGTAAAAACCAACTACAGGAAATCGTGATTAGCTGCAACGTAAGCAGCCCACGCGAAGCATATGACCTATCACACGAGCATTTCGCAATTGATTTGTACATTGACCGAAAATTTGTCGGTGACTTGTCCTACATCCTTGCCGAAGTCAATGACGAAGCATTCAGAGATATAATCGACTCCATCGACTGGGACTACGAATGGCACGTCGCCAATGACAACAGCCTTGACGATGACCAACAGCGGACTGATTACGAAGATAGATAATTGATAAACACTTAAAAATAAAACAAATGAAAATTCAAATTACAACAACTCAGGAAAAGGAAATCCAATTACCTCATTACATCCGAATCAACGAATGGCAATGCTGCAAAATCGTATCTGAAACAGAAGTTATCTGCGCCCATGTTTGGGATGGCCCGACATTTAAAGCGGGGCAAATCGAACAGAGAAACAGCGCTCAGGACGTATTGGCTTATAAGCATGAAGAAATCAGCGCAAACGAATTCAGGGCGCATATTTACCGGGCGTATGAAATATGCGAAGAGGTTTATAACAAGTCAAATATTTAATTATCTTTAAAACTTACACCACATGACCACCCCCGAAATAATAATCCTTGCAGTCCTAACTATAGCGGTAATCTACTCCGCTATTGTTTTGGGAACTTACTCAAAAATAACTCCCGATGATGAACAGATTTGAAGCCGAAATGGAACTACATATCCTCTTAAACAAACGCAGCACCGACTACGAACAATTATGCGACCTATACAACAAGATAGGCGCTGAATTGAGCCGAGAATGTAAACAAGGGCTATGCACATACAAATTTGCAACAAACAAGCTAAAAGGGCTTGAATCACGAATAAGTATTAATCAATTAATCAATAAAATATCATGCAACTAATATCAAACACAATCGCAACCACAACCGAAGAACTAACCGAATTGCAGCAGTACTGCATCCTTCATGGAATCAAAGGATCTGTGAACATTACCTTTGAAGACGGCCAAATAAAAGTTTGGCAGCCGTCACGAATGCCGGTGGCTGAATCGGTACGAAAGAATCAACGCAGGCCAACGCACGATGAAGATACATGGCATCCGCATGAGTTTGCGGTGTAAGGCTATGGATTGACAAATCCGTCGCAAAAGTCAGCTAAATTTGCGACAAAATAAATTAGGATATACCATATACATTAACTATCTTTGCTTATTATTAATCAAAACCCCAGTAAAAAATGAAAACTCATTTTAAAAAACTCAAAAACCCTAACTACATCGGTTCATGGGACCTGATGGATGAAGAAGGCCGCGTTAAGGACCTCACAACAACAATCACAGGCGTAAAAAAAGAAATGGTCCACGACGGAAACGGAGGCCAAGAAGAATGCCCTGTGGTTCAATTACATGGCGTGAAACCATTAGTTGCTAATTCGACAAACCTGAAGGCCATATCGAAGGCATTAGGTACATCGTTTATCGAAGAATGGATAGGTCAACGGATTACACTAACGGTAAAAAAGATTCGCGCATTCGGCGAAACACATGACGCTATTCGTGTATTACCGCAGGCGCCAAAGAAACCGGACTTGTTGCCGAACACCGAACAATGGACCGCTGCGAAGGCTGCGTTTGATTCGGGTTCATACACCATCGAACAGATTAAAACAAAGTATTCCTTAACCCCTGAAAACGAAAAATTACTATGTTCAAAATAAGAGCAAGCGCAGCCAATACGATTATGACAAATAATCGAGCGAAAACAGGCATGGGTGAAACCGCAAAGAGTTATTGCAAAGATTGGGTACTATCTCAAATCTATGGACGCTCAAAAGAGTTTTCATCAAAGTACACCAAAAAAGGAATATTACAGGAAAACCAATCAATCGAATTAACATCTGCCTTTATCGGGCAAATGTTAATCAAAAACGCGGATTGGTTCGAAAACGATTATTTCACAGGTACTCCCGACATCATAACGGCCTCTGAAGTGATTGATGTCAAAACATCATGGGACTGCTTTACGTTCCCATACTTTGAAACTACAGCGCCTGAGCAATATAATGACCAATTACAGGTGTACATGGATTTAACAGGCAAGCGGTCCGCAAAGTTAGTTTATTGCCTTGTTGATACCCCTGAGTTCATTGTAGAACGCGAAGCCAGATCGAAGGCCTATGACATGGGCATGGATGAAGTCGATTTGGATTTGTACGATGAAGTCCTGAAACGGCACACTTTTAGTAACCTTCCGATTGAATTACGAATCAAATCGTTTGACATTGAATACAACCCCGAAAGAATCGAACAGATTAAAAACAGGGTAATCGAATGCCGTAACTATATTGATACCGTCCTGAATACAACCCCACAAATCTTAACCATCCACGATAAGGACGTGACCGTATTTGACAATTTACCGGGTTAGGGGTAATCCCGGTCGGGGGCGGTGTGAGGATGCCGCTCCCATATTTTTAAACTTTAAAATGATAACAATATGACACCACAACAAGCGCTTGAAGAGGCGCGAAAGAGATACCCGGAAGGGACTGAGTATATCAGAGCAGGGAAGGGTTATATCGTAACCGTTCGAGATACAATTCTATTTCAAATTTTAGGAGGAGCGGAGCGATTTATTATAGTTG